ATGAAGTTAGTCAAGTGTAGAAAGTGCAAGGAAGAGGTTTCAAAAAATGAAAAAGTGTGCCCTCATTGTGGAGAGAAAAATCCTGGTATATCAAACTTAGAGACCTTCCTAGGCTTAGGCATTTTTATCATAATTTGCGTAGCAATATATTATTTTGTCAGTGGAGACGAAAAGGAAGCTTCCTCCACAAAAGAAACTATCGTCAAAACTGAGGTAAAAGCAACACCGAAGCCATTCAAATACGCAGATATGACACTTAAGGAATATCGAAACGAACCACAGACCGAAAGAAAAGAAATCGTCTCAAACTACGTTTCATATAAAGATCTTTATATAACAAATGCCGAAGTAAACAACTTCTATAAATGCCTAAGCGAGATGTCACATACAAAATCGGATGAATTAAAATTAGGTGACGTTTTGGAGTGGTGTTACGCCGATTACAATAAAAATCCATCCTCTTTTGCAAAACACATTAACTTTGATGAATTTATGTCTAAATTCAGTTCATGGGATGGTTCATACCGCCCGTTGACAAAACTAATCAAAGAAAATATGCATGATGAATCCACATACAAACATATTGAGACAACATATCGACGTGTATTGAATGCTAATCCTTACGCCATTGTAACAACCATATTTAGTGGCACTAATCTTTATGGAGCAAGGGTAAAGCAATCACTCACCGCTAAGGTGGATATTAAAACGGGAGAGATTATAGAGTTGATAACTGAACGATAAGTTGTCTGTATAATTAAACTAAGAATAAGCCCCTTAAAATTTGGGGCTTTTTTAATCAGAATCCAAATCCGATTTGTTCATCACCATAATGGCTGGCAGGGAACGCCAGTTTCGGGACTTTAAAATCAGCCGGTAACTGCTGGGGAATAGGACGTGTCAAATACCGCTCAACCGTCGTGACCGTTGTAAACGTACAGCCGCACAGAATGTTCTGACATTGATGATAACTGCGCCGCGTCTCGTCACTCATCATTTCGCTGGTTCGTGTTTTTGCCACAGCGCCGCATTGGGGACAGGTAAACGCCATGAGTAACCCTCATCATTGGGGTGTGCCTGTCGTGATTATAACGTATCAATGACTATTCTTGGTCACTTTCTGTCATCTCAGCATCCTTAATTTTTAATTCCAGCTCTAACTGGGTCGTAAAACCGCTGTCACTGATGGTATGAACCACCCGCGAAATTATCCATTGATGGCTGTCAATAGCCGCCTTGAACCCCACTACAGAGGCTATCAAATCAGGATACAAATCAGCCCGTCCCCGTGCCAGTGTGATTGAAAATTCTGCTGCGCCGCGCTGGAGCTTTGCCCATTTCGCTGCCGCAGCCCGTCGTGCCGCTCGCTCAGTTTTGAACGTCTGGCGCATCACATAAACATTGCCGTCGGCGCCCTCCAGATATTCTCCCTCGCGGCTACCAGACTTCTCTTTTTTCGGTTTTTTACGCCGTCTTTTTAGCGCGGTTGCGGGCTGTTTACCAAAATTTAGATCTAACCAGTACGCACGTACCCCCGTATAGGCGGCACGGTCAGCAACACGGAAACTGTGACTGTCGCCACTGTCACGGGTGAGGGTAATAATGGGTAGCGGCTTTCCACTTTGCGAAACGCCGCGTCCCGGAATGATAAACAGTAGTCGGCCATTTTTAATGGTTGCAATGGCACCGAGCATTTCCGCCATACGGGACAGAAAACTAATATCGCTCTCATTGGTCTGGTCAGCATGATCAATTTCAATATCCATGAGCTGCCGGCTCACTGCGGGTTGCAGGTCATAGCGACCGGCGATAGCGCTGACCACATCACCGACGGTGATATCATGCCAGCTATATTCCCGTTTGATATTAAACTCCGCGCGAAAATCTGCACTGCGGGCGGTAATGTCCAGCCGATCAGGCGGGCCACTGTGGCCAATTTCGTCTACGATAAACAGCCCCTTTTCAACCAGCGGTTCACCGTGCCAGCCTATCCTGACCACAATTTCCGCGCCACGGGGCGGCAGATCAATTTTGCCATCGGCATCGTCTACCGACAATTCCAGTGTATCCGCCTCAAACCCGCGGTTATCAGTCAGGGTTAGTAAGAGCAATCGCTCATTGAGCGCCGTGATTTGCCGTCCGCCAATTTTCAGGTCAAACGCGGGTGTTTTCACGTAATCCGCACTGGTCAGAATATCAATCGGGTTCATGTGTGCATGTCACCATTCGTGGAAATTTACCCACACATGATTGCCCTGCGCGGGCGCGTAGACAACGCCCGCCCTCTGTCGCAGGACGGTGACAGCGGGAATTGCGTGATTCTCATACCAGGACATCGCAACATAGGCATATCACAAATCCAATGAGGCAGAATCCATGTCATTTCATCATGGCGTATCCGTCCGTGAGACAACCAAACTCAGCACGCTGATACGCGATATAAACACATCGGTGATTGGCGTCGTGTGTACCGCCGATGATGCTGACGCGTCGGTATTTCCGCTGGATACACCAGTACTAATTACCCGCATCAATAGTGTGATTGGTCATGCTGGAAAAAGTGGTACGTTATACACCACGCTCAAGGCAATTTCTGACCAGTGCAGCCCAAAAGTTATCGCTGTTCGCGTAGCAGATGCCAACAATCTCAAGGGTGATGGACCAACACAGGATCAATTGGTCATTGGCGGAGTCAATGAACAGGGGCGCTATACCGGACTGTATGCCCTGCTGACAGCCGAGGCAAACACTGGTGAACATCCGCGCATTCTGGCTGTACCGCAACTGGATACACAGCCCGTTGCCCTGCAACTGGCAATTTTTGCCGAAAAACTGCGCGCTTTCGCCTATATCAGTGCACATGGCTGCAAGACATTGGCCGAGGTGAAAACGTACCGCGGGAAATTCAGTCAACGTGAGATCATGATCATTTACCCTGATTTCATCACCTATAACAGCCAGTCAGCGAAAAATGAAACCGTACCAGCAACAGCATTCGCATTGGGGTTACGCGCCCGTATTGATGCAGAGCAAGGTTGGCACAAATCATTGTCCAATGTGCCCATTAATGGTGTTCTGGGTATTTCAGCGGATATCTATTGGACGTTGCAGGGGACAGATACTGACGCCGACGACCTAAATAGTAAGGGAATTACCACCTTAATCAAAAGAGACGGCTTCCGCTTCTGGGGTAACCGCACCTGTGATGAGACTTATTTCTTCGAAGTTTACACCCGCACCGCACAGATTCTGGCAGACATGATCGCCGAGGCGCATTTCTCCTATATCGATAAAACGTTAACGCCATCATTAGTAAAAGATGTCGTCGATGGCATTAATCGTAAGGGGGCGCAGTTGGTGACAGAGGGCAGGCTATTGGGATTTGAATGTTGGTATGACCCGGCAGACAACCCAAAAGAAACGCTGCGCGATGGCACGGCATTGATACGCTACAAATATACGCCAGTCCCACCACTGGAAAACTTGCAACTGGTGCAGACGTTTACCGATGAATATTTCGCTGTTTTCGATCAACTAGGCTAAGGGGATATCAGCATGGGGATGCCGAAAAAACTCTTTATGTTTGACGTTTATATTGATGGTCAAACGTATCTCGGACAGGTAGAGGAAGTGACAACGCCGAAGTTAACCCTCAAGACCGAAGATTACCAGGGGGCTGGGATGCCTGGCTCTGTTGCCGTTCTGATGGGCATGGATGGGGGCGCACTGGATATGGAAGTCACCATGGGCGGACTAGACTCTAACCTGCTCAAGACATGGGGCGGCCTGATTGACAGCCTGCAACTGCGATTTGCCGGTTCATACTATGATGATGCTACCGGGGAAACCGTCGCCTGTGAGATCCAGACGCGCGGGCGATTTACCGAAGTCGATTGGGGCACTGCCAAAGCCGGGGAAAATACCCAGCACAAGTACACGCTGAAAAATACCTACTGCAAGATCACATTGAACAATGAAGAGCTGCACGAAATCGACATGCTCAATTTGGTCTGGCGGGTCAATGGTAAAGATTTGCTGGAAAAACATCGCGCCAATATCGGCCATTAATTTTATTTTTATCGCGGGGACGTTCCCCCGCGCAACGGAGATTTAACGATGTCAAAAATAGTGACCTTTTCTGCCCCTATGAAACTGGCAAACGGCAACACCATCACCGAGGTGGCGATCACTGACACAATGAAACAGGTCGGCGCATTGCGCGGCCTGAAATTGTGGGATGTGATGACCAGTGATGTGAATGCACTGATCACACTCCTACCGAGGGTGACACATCCGCGTCTGAGTGAAACCGACATTGTGACCATGCCTATTCAGGATTTTACATTACTGGCCGAGGCCATAGCGAATTTTTTAGCGCCCACCTCATCAGTGAGCGAGACGAACGAACCGGCCGACAAATAATCCCGTGTCCAGCGGTAGATACCGATGACATTATTGCCGATATTGCCATGGTATTTCATTGGTCGCCGTCAGAGTGCGATAACATGACGGTGACAGAATTATTGAAATGGCACGAACGCGCGGCGGCTCGTAATGGAAACGAATAAATCATGGCCACAGATCGCAACTTAAATATTCGAGTTTCACTGAGCGCTGCTAACCGACTCTCTGGTCCCCTGAACGCCGCTAACCGGGCGGCGGCGGGGCTATCCGCTCAGATTCGTAGCACTCATAACAGTGTTCGCAATCTACAAGGCCAGGCGCGCACATTTGAGCGGTTGACAAGCTCTGTCCAAAAAACCTCTGATGCCTACGAAAAAGCCAAGCGCCAGGCAAAATCTCTGCGTGACCAAATGCCCCCCCTGGCGCAACAAACAGACGCACAGCGCAGGACATTGCAGGCAGCACGGACAGAACGGGATAACTATGGCCGTACGCTGGACAGGGAAAAGCAGCGTCTACGGGGTGTGACCGCGGAATTGTACCGATACGGTATTTCTGCTCGCAATAGCAGCGATGTGACCGGCCAAATTACGCGCCGCACAGCCACCTACAACCGCCAGTTGGCCGAACAACAACGACGCTTAACCGCAGTGACTCATGCCCAAACTCGTTATGCTAATGCCAAAGAGGGGCGAGGCAAACTGGCTACAGCAGGTGCGGCAGCCATGGCAACTGGCGCAGGCGCATTATATGGCATGTCACGTTTGATGGCACCTGGCCTAGATTTTGATGCGGGGATGTCCAGTGTTCAGGCGCTCACCCGATTGGATAAAAACGATCCGCGTTTGGCGGCTCTGCGCGAACAGGCGCGACAACTGGGGGCAACAACGGCCTATACCGCCACTGATGCAGCGTCAGGTCAGAAATTTCTGGCAATGGCGGGGATTACACCAGAAGCAGTGAAAGCCGCTTTACCCGGCGTACTCAATATGGGGCTGGCAGGTGAAATGGATTTAGGCGAAGCGGCAGATATTGGATCGAATGTTCTGACGCAATTTAATCTTACCGCTGACCAAATGGACAGGGTATCAGACGTCCTGACCGCGACTTTCACCCGCAGCAATACTGATCTACGACAATTGGGTGAGACTATGACGTATGCTGGCCCCGTTGCAGCACAGGTCGGTGCCAGTTTGGAAAGCATGGCTGCAATGGCTGGTGTTATGGCCGATAGTGGTTATCGCGGTAGTATGGCAGGCACAGCGCTAAGAGCTGGGTTGATCCGAATGATGGCACCAACAGGAGCGGCGTCGGATGCCATGACGGCATTAGGTGTCAAGGTAAAAAAAGCAAATGGCGAACTACGTAGTGCTGACGAAATTCTGAAAGATATGGCGATCAGCTTACGCAAGTTTGACCAACCTAGCCAGATCCGTATGAAAAAGGATATTTTCGGAGAAGAGGCAATGGTTGGTATGGGTAACGTTCTGGAAGGCATGATCAATGGTAGATATGCGGAGAAAAAAATAGCCAACGATAATGCTAAAGGTGAGGCCGAAAAAAACGCTGCGGTCAAAATGGATAACCTGCGGGGGGATATCAGACAACTCCAATCCGCATGGCAGGATTTAGGCATAGAACTGCATGAAAGCGTCGATTCCCCTCTGCGTAATATCACGCAAAGTATCACAAAACTAATCAGCAAAATCGGCACATGGATGAAGGCTAATCCCCAACTAACCAAGATATTGGCACTCGGCGCAATCGCAATGGGGGTTATGGTAACGACGCTAGGTGCACTGGCACTGGCGGCCGCGGCGGTTATTGTGCCGTTTGCTGCGTTCCGACTTAGCCTATTTATGCTGACCCGTGGCGGCGGATTAATAACATTGTTCCCCGTATTGGGGCGATTATCAACTGGACTGAGAGGATTAATCCCCTCCCTGGGTGGCGTTAGCCGCAGTGTCACTGGTTGGGGTGCCATTTTTCGTCATGCCGGTACGGCGGTCAGCAACCTGAGCACCCGAATAAAAGGATTAGCAACCGGCGGATGGACGGTGTTGAAAAATGGTTTATTGATGGTTTTTACTAGCCCGATGACAGCCATATCGATGCTGCGGAACGGGTTAACAGGATTGGCAACCAACGGATTTGGCGCGCTGCGTATTGCGGCTCAAGCGGCGGCATCTGTCATTGGCGGCGGTTTTTCCTTGTTGCTCAGTCCATTGGGTTTGCTGATTGCAGTGATTGTTACTGCCGCTGCATTGATATGGAAACACTGGGAACCCATCAAGGCATTTTTTGCGGGGTTTTTCTCTGGTCTGATGGAGGCTATCGCACCTGTCCGTGATACGCTCGCGGCAGCGTTTGCGCCGTTCGCACCTATTTTTGATGCTATCGGAAACGCTATCCAAAAAGTCTGGCAGTGGTTTACAGCGTTATTCGAACCCGTTAACACATCCGCAGAAGGACTGAAAGCCGCTACCGAAGCGGGGCTTGCCTTTGGTCATTTGGTGGGTCAAGCCATCGCCGGCGTGGTGAATGTGATTGCCGCCGTTGCAAAAGGCGTGGGCTGGTTACTGGAAAAACTGGGTATGATCCCAGATGCGACTAAAGCGGCTGTCGATGCATCCAATGCGATGGGGCCGGTTAATCTGCCCGAAGTCCAAAAGCCCGTAAAATGGGTTTGGGATGACAGCGCCCAAAAAATGGTGCAACAAGAGTGGACACCAACACCACCGGATAATGCAGTCACACAAGCCGGTAAAAAAGCCGAAGAAAACAAGCTTAAAGTTGATATTCCTAAAGTTGATACGCCTGCCTTTGGCAATTTAGTTTACGATCCCAGCGCTAAAAAGAATAAAAAAGGTAAAAAGAACCCTGAGTTGGACGCCATGGGGGTGGCGGCAACACAGGCCGATCCCAATAAACTGGGCGATATCGTTTTTAAAAACCGCCCGCCAGTGATCCCGATTGATGGCGCATATCAGGAACCCCGCTTACAACAACCCTCACTACTCAGTCGCCTGACGGAAAAATTACAGCCACTGCAACCCACATTGAGTGGTGTTCCGGTTCCCGTCACGCCTGCCCGTGTCGGTAACGGGAATAACGCGCAGCAGGATGACCGATACTCAATTAACCTGCATTTTCATGGGGTTGATATGAATGATACGCGGTCAATTGGCGCGGTGGTCAGAGCCGAAGTAGAAAAAATAATGCAAAAACAAGGTGTTAGGCGAAGATCTAGCCTATTAGACGAGGATTAATACCATGATGATGATTTATGGCATGTTCGTTTTTATGCTCAGTACCACGCCGTACCAGTCCATGAATCGCAATATGGACTGGCGGCATGTAAAAAATGATCGCGTCGGCAAATCGGCCAAATGGCAATATATTGGCCCAGGGGAAGACACTATCACGCTGAACGGGATTCTGTACCCCGAAGTCACAGGCGGTGATATTTCACTCGAAGTCCTGCGCACAATGGCATTCTCGGCCAAACCGTGGCCGTTGATTGAGGGGACAGGAATGATTTATGGGATGTTTGTTATCGACAGCCTGACAGAGAGCCGCACAGAGTTTTTCGCCGATGGTAAAGCACGGCGCATTGAATTCACGTTATCGCTCAAGCGGGTGAGTGAAGACATTCGCGAGGGGCTGTATTCAGTCACGGCGGGGGATTTATTGGATCTGGCAAAATCAGCATTATAAGGGGCGTAGCCCCTATTAAAACTCAAAACACATCATCATTGGCTGCCGCACCGACTGGCAGGTATTTATACACGGTGGAAAGAGACACATTGAAAATGTTAGCGATTTCCCGCCGATTTTTGCCCTCTGCGAGCAGTTGGCAGGCTAACTGGAATTTTTCGTCATTCAATGACACGGGACGGCCACCAATACGCCCCTGCGCACGGGCAGCCGCCAGCCCTGCATTAGTCCGTTCTATGATGAGTTCCCGCTCCATTTCAGCCAATGCGCTCATCACATAGAAGAAAAACCTGCCCATTGGCGAACTGGTATCAATGCTGTCGGTCAGGCTCTGAAAATGAATACCGTCATTATTGAGCCGTTCATTTAATGCGATGAGATTTTTAACACTGCGTCCCAATCGATCCAATTTCCAGACCACCAATGTATCCCCTGTTTTCAGGTGGGTTAATGCCTGTTTTAATCCCGGCCGGTTAGCCGTTTTGCCACTGATTTTATCCTCAAAAATCCGGTCACAATTCGCGGCCATTAATGCATTACGTTGCAGATCGCTGTTCTGGTCAGTTGTTGATACACGGATATAGCCAATTTTCGCCATAGCGCCCCCTATTCAACCAATGATTAGCTCATCATACCAACCTGATTAGCCCATCAATCGCCTGAATTCACGCATTTATTTACGTAAAACCTCGGTTTAGCGGACTCTGTATATAGAACCATCGGCAATGGGCGTAATCAGATCCCCGATATGTCATTTTTCACATCGGGGCCTAATTGGTTCAAAATGCCTGACGGTCGGATTATCCAATATGGTACATCATGGTTTTCGAGGGAGTCCGCCGGTTATTTTTATGCTGATGCCGTATTCCCTATCCCGTATTCGAGGGAGTTATCATGTATGTTTGTAACGCTAAAAAACGTGTCACATCAGTACAGTTCACTGTTCCTCCTGGCGTCGGACATGAATAGCACCACCAGAGCGTCGATCCCGATGCTGCGCGGGGAGTTAGCCGTTATACCAAATCAGGCTGTTATGTGGTTAGCAATTGGGTATTGATGGGGGTTATTATGAAATACAAATATTCTGATAATAAATTTTATCCGTATGAATTAAAAAACAATTATATAAAATCTGGCGCATGGCCAGAGGTCGGGATTGATGTTGACGAATCTGTTTTTGCGAAATACACCGCAACACCCCCGATGGGTAAAGAGCGGGTGGTCGGTTCTGACGGATTGCCCGCGTGGGGGGATATTCCTCCGCCGCACCCTCCGTCACCAGAGGAATTGCAACAACGGGCAGAATCCCAGAAAAAACACCTACTGAACACCGCGACAGAGAAAATCGCCATTTTTCAGGATGCGGTCGATTTAGATATGGCTACCGATGCCGAAAAATCCGCATTAACCGACTGGCGTAAATACCGTGTCCTGCTCAATCGGGTGGATTGCGCTACCGTACCCGATATCCAATGGCCTGAGCCGCCGAAATGA